GGTGGTGGGACTGCCGCCAAGGGTGGGACTGGAGTTATCATTGTTGAAGAGTATTACTCTTAAGGGGAAATCATGAGATTTGGACAGTCTTCAATAGTTGTTAACGGCTCAATGTCTGGGAACATATTTTCTCCAGCCATAGACATGCAGCAGGTCTGGGTTTACTCCATGCAGGCTTTTTATAGTGGTGTAAGTGCCGCTGCCGTCGCTGGGGCTGGAACGATGAAGCTTCAGGTGTCAAACGACAACCCCTCGACACAATTAAGTGGGAGCACTTCCTGGTCTATCCAACATTGGGATGATTACGGGGGAAGTCTTTCCTCTACATCTATAGTCGCAGGCAGCTCTAGTTCTTTATGGAACGTAAACAATCCAGGATATCGCTGGGTAAGGTTTGCTTATGTGGCGGATAGCGGGAGTGGGATTTTATCAGTTAACTACTTTGGAAAGAGTGTTTGATGAGCACGGTTGACGTTGGCTCAACGGTTGGTGTTTCTCCAAGTGGCGCTGCGGGCGGAGATCTCGGCGGAGATTTCCCAAACCCAAGTGTTGTGGCTTTTACTGGGGATATTCCGACATCTAACCTGAACGGTGGAACCGGGGCAAGTGCTGCCACGTTCTGGCGTGGTGATGGGTCGTGGGCTGTTCCAACAACCCTTAATCGATTGATCGGAAGCAGCTCAGCTACGATTGCAGCCCGCAGTGGTGCCGGGGATGGTCCTACAGTCACTTTTTCTGGAACAACTTTAGCTGGAAGAATCTCTGTAACTGCTGGGGGCACGGCCTCTGCTTCTGCGGCGATTTGTGTCCTTTCTTTCAATTCGGCATTTGCAAGTGCTCCCTATGTCGTGGTTAGTCCAGCAAGCGTTGCGGCTGGGGCGAATGCCCCGCTTATTTGGGTTTCAAGTTCTACTACAGGTTTTCAGATAACGGCTGGTGCGGTGGCCCTTGTTGGCTCATCTTCATATATTTGGAACTACCATGTTATTGGATAGGGGGAGCCTGTGGATTTACCTTTTGAACACATATTAACGCTTCTTAAAACAGAGCCCGGATCTGGCCTCGCCCAGACTGTTCTTTTGCTCCTGATTTGGTTAAACTCTAGGGGGCTAAAGAAGGAGCTGGTACTTTTAAAAGAAGCTCTAACAAGACTTGAGATCGGGCACGAGGTTAGAATTGTGAACTTAGAAAACGAGAACAAGCATATTGATCAAAGATTAACTTTGATTGAGAAAAACTAAGGGGGATTAAATGGGATTAAGAGAAGATCTTGGTGGAAAATTAGAAGATGCTTTGAACAAACTGGTAGATGAGCACTTAAGTGCTGAGAAGTTAACGCCACTGTTGACTGGGCTTCTTGAGGGTCAAGTTGGAAAGCTAAAAGAGCTTATCAAGAAGGATGTTATTGATTTGCTGGATGGAGAAGACGACATTAAATGATTGATGTAGCTTTGTCTTGGCTTTTAAAAGTTATTCTAGATTGGGCCTTTGCGAGAGCGAAGGCTGAGGCCACTGAACTTTTAGAGAAGCTTAAAAGAGAACGAGAGCGGAAAGAAATCAATGAAGAGAATGTTAAGAAATACAATGAAGCTAAGGGCAGGAAAGAGCGCATTGAAGAGGCTCTCAGGCTTATTAATCGCTCTAAGCGTTAGTGCTTGTTCCTCCATTCCGCCATTCCCCACAACTAAACTTATTGAGTACGATTCAGTAACCGGGGTGTGCGGAGAGTATAAGATTGTGGATATGGAGAATTTCAAGTTTGAATATGTTGCTGATATTCAATGCCCTAGTGTTTTTGGATTTACTGTTCAAGACACACCTTTGGTATTAAATTATTTAGAGGACATGAGAGATTTGGCGAAACAACGGTGTAGATAGTGGAAGATAAGATGTTTCCTCATCCGATTGATTGGATGCGTGGAGAATTAGGACAAAAGGAAATCCCCGGCAAAAAGGATAACCCGCGCATACGTGAGTATCATAAACACTGTGCAAACATTGGCTCTAAGGAGCATCCAGACGAGGTTCCATGGTGCTCAAGCATTATCAATGCAGCCGCGGATGCCTGTGGCATGTACAAAACAGACAATGCTTTGGCATCTAGTTGGGATAAGTACGGGATTGATTCAGGAGATCTTGTTGAGCAAGGGGACATTATTACGATTAGACACGAGGGCGGAGGGCGCCACGTGTGCTTAGCCAATAAGACCTTTCGGCGGAGCACCTCGAAAACCTTTGAGGGTTTAGGAGGCAACCAATCAAATGCTGTAAAAGTGTCAACGTACAGAGTAAGTACCATTGTCGCTTGCCGTAAATGGATTCCCAAGCCAGGAACTAAAACGGCACCGATCGGGTCACCACCCGAGATAGGCCCAATTGAAGATGGATCTAAAGAATCTACTCGGTAATGTAAATAAATCATCTTGATTTGTTCTTACAATTCGCGTATTCTGATTTTGGCTTAGGGAATAACTATAAAAACAAAAGTTTCGCCCCAGCGTTTAAAGCTTGCCCTTTTTAGTTCTCCTAAGCTCTTTAAAGGGTAAAGGTGAAGACTTTAGGTGCTGGGGTGATTTTTATGTCAAGGATTTTGGCCAAAAGACTTGACGTGATAGGAGCATTATTATGAGTCGTTCTTTTGATGATCAATTGTCTGATGCTATCAATGCTTTGTTTGAGCCAAAGAGGGGCCCAACAGCCAACGGCAAGGCTATTGATTTCGACCGACTCGAGTTTTTGGACAAAAAGACAGTGGAGGAGCAGGTGCGCTCTTTTGAGCAGGACATGAAGCAGATCTCCGCTGTTCAAGATGCTGCTCCTGATCTTTTAACCGCGTGCAAGGTTGCCTTTTTGTATTTGAACGAAGAGCGACGCGGTAAGCACGTTAGAGAGATCTTGGCTGCTGCAATTACGAAGGCTAAAGGCAAATGAGAATCACTAACACTGCTGGAATTCCAGGCCCAGTTTACGACTTAATCACTCAGGATGATTACTCCAGGGGAGATGCTGACATTTCCGTGACCCAGCTTCGGGACTCTCCAAGGATTAGGGTTTTAACGAAGCAGAATGACCATAGGCTTGAGATTGATGCCTCAAAGATGCTGGCGCTTACCTTGGGTAAAGCGTTCCATAGGGCGGTCGAGGGGGCCACTAAAACGGGTGTGGCTGAGCGAAGGCTCTCGATTGAGGTTTTGGGTTGGAAGATTTCTGGAGGAATGGATCACTACGAGGATGGGGTTTTGAGTGATTACAAGACGTGTAATGTTTTCAAAATGGTTTACGCCGATGGTGGTCGGATAGATGAGTTTTCGGAGCAATTAAATGTTTACGCTCAGATTTTGCGAGAGAATGGCCATCCCGTTACGGGGCTTAAGATCTTTGCTTTGTTTAAGGATTGGAATAGGCGGGGCTACAATACAGCAAAGAAGAGTGGAAAGCTCTGGGTGCCGTGGAAGCAATCTGGGTATCCAGATAAGGGTTGGGCGCATTTTGATGTTCCCTTATGGTCAGAGGAGAAGGCAAAGGCTTATATTTTAAAGCGGGTCATGCTTCATCAGGCAGCTGAGAAGGCAGTTCCTTTGTGTACCGAGGATGAGATTTGGCGAGGACAACGCTGCTCGACATATTGTGCTCTCGGAATTAATGGTTTTTGTGAACAATATAACAAAGCAAAAGAAACCGGGTTATCCCAGGGAGAGCAAGAATGAAGTTTGATAAGAAGTTTAATTCAAAGTCTGGCGGTTCTGAGAAGTTCCTTCGGATTAAAGATGGAGAGAGTGTTAATGGAGTTTGTCGGGGAGAGGTTTACGAGAAGCACGTTAAATGGGAGGGCAAAAGATCACAAGATGTCCCTGCTGGAACGCCAGGGTCAAAGACTCGCTTTTTGCTTAACTTTGTAACTTACGTTGATGGTAAGTTTGTGGCTAAAATATTTGATTTTCCGATAAGCGTTTATGAGCAACTAGCTGAAATCAACAAAGAGTACGATTTAGAAAAGATTAAGATAAAGATTAGCCGCAAGGGCTCTGGGATGGGTGATACGGAGTGGAATGTTTTGCCGCTCTTATCTCAGAAGGATGTTTTAACCCCCGCTATCCTTGCTCAAATTGAGGCTGTGCCATTGAATATCCTTGATGCAAAGCCCAAGGCTCAGCACCAGGCTGTAGATGATGATTTTGGGGATCCTCCCCCTGAGGCCTATGACCACTCAGAGATACCCTTTTGAACCTTAAGCCACATGCCAATAATCCCCTCGAGGATCTCTTAAGAACGCTTCATTCCCAAAACGAGACCTTAGGTAAAGCTCGTAACGAGTATTTAAGCCTGGAGGCTTCTCGTAAGTTTGAGGAAGCAGCGCTTATAAAAGCAGCAGAGGGGAAGAGCCATAGTGAAAAAATTACAAATGCTCAAGGGACCAAGGCTTGGCTTAATTTCCATAAGAAGTTAGCTAGGGCTGAGGCTATTTACGAGTTTCAAAGGCTTAAGTTCTCGATATTAGAGAAGGAATTTCAAGCTGTTTACTTAATGCACAAGCTAGATAGTGGATTGATAAAGAAAGAATTTTAAGGATTAGCCTCGAAGTCTTTGACAACTGTCGAGGCCTCTCTCAAGATTGAGGGCATCACACACACAACCTGGCCAAAGAGTACACCACTCAAATCCAGGTTGTAAAGTGATCGGTTGCCAAGAGCCTATTTTTTAGATCTTAGGGGCAGTTCCTAGGGGTCAAGTAAGGTTTACGGACCTTCTCCCACGGTGAAACTTCGTGCGGGTCTGGCAAGATAGGGGGGCCTTTGCAAGTCAATGCATTGGAGCTTTGCTAAGTATAGCTTCCTGCCGCCGTAACTCTGGACTTTTTTCTAGAGCTTGCTCTGAGAACTAATGTCCACTGGAGTTTAAAGAGTAAGGGTTAACTTAGTGCCGAGATGAAGGGGCTTTTATACGGCAATTCTCTTGGCTATCTAGAATCAACTAACTCTTTTACGCCTAGCGTTTAAGGGGTAAGGGGATTCTTTGCCTCAAATCAGCTAACTATTGCCGGTCGGGGATAAAGGAAACTAAACTATGGTTATTTACACAGATGGTGCTTGTGAACCAAATCCGGGGAGAGGTGGTTGGGCGTTTGTGATCTTAGACAAAGAAGCTGTTGCTTATAAGGAAAGTGGGTTTAGCCATGAAACAACAAACAACATCATGGAGTTAACTGGAATACTAAGGGCAATTAGCTACGGGGTTGAAATCGGGTATGAATCAATTTTGATTAAAACTGACTCTCAGTACTGTATTGGTGTTTTGACTGGCGAGTATAAAGTGAAGAAGAATAAAGAATTAATTAACGAGATTCATGAGCTTATCAGTTATGCCAACAGCGTTGATATTTCTGTAGACTTTGAATGGGTGAGGGGTCACGACGGGGATATGGGGAACGAATCAGCAGACTACTACGCGAATAGGGCCTGCCGTGGAGTTTAAAAAAACAGCCTGGATTGAGCAAAAACGCAAAGATTGGCCAGAGGGAAGCCTAGAGCGACACCTAAAGCTTAACCACTCTGGTTGCAAGTCTGCCTTTGAGGCTTCCCAAAAGGTTAGAAATCAGAAAAAGAATGAAACCGCAGCGCAGCCTATGAAGCTAAACCAAGACGAGGAAATGAAGCAGATCATCAAAGAAGTTGAAGTTCTTACAAAAGACATTGACATAGACTCGCTAAATCTTAAAGTAAGAACCGAATTAGCAAACATGCCAATTACGACAATCGAGGAAGCTTTAGCTTGGCGGGATGCTTGGGTTAAGTTTATGGGGGAGCGGGATGTTTCAGGAAGAACAGAAAACTTTATTTGGTAAAAAGCTTATCGGGGTAAATCTGGAGCCTGGCAATGAGCAGCTTTGTCTTTTAACCGAAGATGGCCAAAACATTTGGCTCAGGGTGGAAGCAGAGCGTTGCTCTGAGACCTGGATTGAGCACATAACTGAACCCAAATACCCAGCAACAATTCTCTCAGTTGAAGAAAAAGACCTGGGAAGTGCTCCTGCAACCAAACAAGAGTACGACAAGAAATACTCAACGATACTCGCCACAGATCAGGGCAACCTCGAGATAGAATTTAGAAACAGCTCCAATGGGTATTACGGAGGAAGTCTGAGGATTGAGGGATGGAAATGGTCATTGTAGGCGAATTCTCCATCCCAGATTTACCTAAAATGACAAATAGAACCGCAGGCAAGCAATGGTTCTCTAGACACAAAGAACGCGTAAAGTGGCAAAGGTTGGTTGATGCTCAGTGTGTAATGCTTAAAATAACGAACCTAAAGCTCGGTAGCGCCGTGTTAACCCTTACACGCCATTCAAGCAAAGCCCCAGACTCAGACGGCTTAGTGTCGGGCTTTAAACCAGTTATAGACTCACTTGTGAAGTGTGGGGTGTTAGTGGATGACAATTATAAAATCATTGGGATGCCAAACTTCAAGTGGGAATACCGAACAAAGAAACTTGGCGGAATGATTACCGTTAGAATCGAGAAACCATGACACTTCTCCTCACAGCCTGGGCAATAATTGGTTTAGCACATTGGATTGATTGGATGGTTAGATATAGCGAGGGTAGACTTTTGCTTTTAGACCTAGCTGTAGGACTTCCCGCCTTCGTGATCCTCGGCCCTCTGGTCACAATTAGAAAATTATTAAATTAATTGTAAAAAGTTCTTGATAGTTATTACTGAACATTAAAAGCTTTGAGGCTCCAACCAAATCTTTAGGAGCTTTCTATGAATGACGCCAAGCCCGATATTCAAGCCTATAAAATTAACGACTTTTGCAAGGCATATTCAATCGGAAGATCCACCGCTTATGAAGAAATCGGGGCGGGTAGACTAAAAACCACCAGGATTGGTCGCTCGGTTCTTATTTCAAAAAAGGCAGCACAAGACTGGCTCCAATCCTATGAACAAAAATCTAAAAAGGCGCGAGGTACCTAGTTTGAACGCCATTATTCTTTTGCCCACTTACCAGAGGCCTGAACTTTTAAAGACATTTCTAAAGTCCTACATTGAAACAGAGACCACCACCGAATGTTGGGTCTTGGTAGACAAGGATGATCCAAAGAAAGAAGAATACCTTAAAATTGAATATCCAAAAGGCGTAACATTAACGCTCACGGTTGGCAGATCAATGGCGGCCAAGATCCGCGACGTATGGGATAAAATTATTAATCTAGATGCCGTTTGTATCCTAAACGATGATCATGAGCTGATCACGAAACATTGGGATCAGAAATGCCTTAGCCAGATCAAGGGGTACAACGTTCTTGGGACTAACGATAACTACGTCGCCCCCCAAAGATTGGCTGGGGCGACGTGGTGGTCAGGGAAGGTCTTAAGAACGATAGGCTATATTTTTCCTCCAGGCATTGAACACCTTTACGTAGATTCGGTTTGGGAATACCTGACATCAAAAGCCCAATGCGCCAATATTCTCATGGATGTCGTTGTGGCCCATAACCACGCATTCAAAGATCAATCTAAGCCAAAAGATGAAACGCATAACTCCATTTACACCTCAGACTGGAACGATGCCGCAAAAGAGGGGACTCCCGCTTGGCATTTTAAAAACTGGATGGAAAAAGATGCGGAGAAAGATGCGCAGAAGCTTTTAGAGATCCAACCCAAGATGGGTCTTATGGTCTCAACCCCCTGCCACGACTCTCAAGTCTACGTTGGCTATGCCTTGGGCCTGGCTGATCTCTCAATATTTTTCACTCAGCAAAACGTATATTTCGAAATGGCAAGGGTTGCAGGCTCAAGCCTTCTCCCCCACGCCAGAAACTCTCTCGTAGACATGTTCTTAAAAAGCAGATGCCAAAAAATGCTTTTTGTAGATGCTGATCAGGGCTTTCAAAAAGAACATGTGCTGCACCTCTTTAACTCAAACAAAAGAATCGTCGGCGGCATTACTCCGCACAAGAGATTCCCCATCAACTTCAACTTCGAACCCCTTGAACAAGATAAGCACTATTTCAAAGACCTGGTAAACAAGGGCCCCGAAGAATTTGTTAAATATGCAATGGCAAAGGCTGATCCAAAGGGTGAGATTGAAGTTAATCGAGTGGGCACTGGCTTTTTGATGATTGATCGCTCTGTATTTGAAATCATGAAAGAGTATTTTCAAAAAGAAGAGCAAAGAATTAAAGACTTTGTGATCAAAATTAAAACCCTGCTTCCAGAGCTTTCCCTAGAATACGATGACATTATCAGGGGCTATCTAAATCAAGAATTTGGTTATGAAGCGTTTGACAATAATCCAAGCGTAATACATCACGAGTATTTTAAGTTTGGAACCATAGACTTAGGTGGGGGGCATAGAAGATATGCAGGCGAGGATTGGTGGTTTAATGCTCTGGCAAAAAAACTCCACATTCCCCTCTTCATCAACGCTCACTCCTCAATAGAACATCACGGGAATTTCGTGTTTAGCGGTGGGATTAGAAGCACATGATACACCTTAGAGTATGGCTCTATAATTGGCTTGTAGCGCCGCTTCTCGCGAAGCATCTCGAGGATATTATCAAAGAAAATCTAAGAGAGTATTATAAAAACCAGCGCGATAACCATCAAGAACTGATGAAGGTTCAATTAGACAACCAGGCCATTGTCTCGGCTGCATATAGAAACGGTGACGATAGCGAAAAGCTTGTTGAGCGACGGCATCAAGAATTCATTGAAGCATTAAAAGATATTTCGAACTCGATTGGACAAACGAAATGAGAGTTTTTCTTCCCTGTTGGGGCGAAAAACATATTCACCTCTTAGGCCAAGCCCTCGTAAAAAGCTTTTTATGGACGGGCAATGATGTTTCTGGGGCCTCGTGGGAAGTGGTTACTGACTCTAAAGAGTCTTTTTTAAAAATAAAAGAATCGGCTCAGGCCCTGAACCCAAGAGAAGTCAGAGCATTTATAGAGCCTACGATTAAATACAATGCCCCCTCAGGCCTTTTGAAGTTTTTAAAAGAAACAATGAAGGATTGTGTCTCTCTTAAAATGCCAATGCTCATGGCAACACCAGATTATATCTTTGGCCCAAGAACTATCGACGCCTTTAGGGCGATTGGGAGTGGCAACGCTTGCGTGAGCTTGGCCCATATGCGGGCGACCCCAGAAATTCTGAATCATCTGGAAAACCCGTCGCAAGCAAAGCTTGTTGATCTTGGGCTGAAGTTCGCCCACAAAACATGGACTGATTCAGAAGAGTGGACAAATCCGGGGCGGACTTTCTATGGCGGGATTTCATGGACCAGAACGGGCCCGAGCGTGATAGCGGTAAGACACAGGTTGCCAGCACCCTTTTACGTAAACTTTAACGAGACTGATATTTCTTTTTTCTCAAAAACGCACAACCATCCACACGACCACACCTTTGCCCTTTGGGATCACCTTTGGCCACAAAAGCTGATAGACGAAGGAAGGCTTAGATATATCGGAAGCTCCGATATTGCGGTAATGGTTGAAGTTACGGGCCAAGAGGATAACATTCCGCCAATTAATCCTTACGGCAAAACAAACAGGGATGAATATTGTAACAATCTCCCCCATCACCACATGCAAAAGCAATTTATTGCCTGCTTTAGAGGAGAATCATGATCCATCTATTAACAATCGCCTATGGAAAAACTCACGCGAAATGGTTCCATGACGCTTGCTTAACCTCCTTGTCTGCCCCCAAAAATAAAGCAGCACTAATTGACGAGGGAGGAGTTTGGCATATTTTTACTGATGAGCCGAATCTAAAAGAGATTGAGACGAATGTTCTCGCAAGAAGGCTTAACCTAACGCCTAAAGTTTACGATATAAAATCAGCGAGGCGCTACATTGACGAGACACAGTCCGCCTTCGTTATGGTTGCAGAAGAGTGCATTAAAACAAAATCGAGAATGATCTTTGCCCCCCCCGACATATACTTTGGTGATGGCTCAATAAACGGCATATTAAAGTCATCAACAGACAAAGATTCGGTCGCTGTTGTGGCACATGTTCGCGTTCATCCCGAAATGCTAACTGCCCCAGAGTTTGTTTATCTGTCTCAAAAGGGAGAAATCTCAAACGCCAGGCTCGTTAAATACTCCTGGCAGCACCTTCACAGATGCTGGGGGGATGCGGAGAAGGGACACCCAAGACAAAACCAATTTGGAACTGGCGTTTGTTGGAAAAAAATAGAAGATAACCTCTATTCCGTAATTCATAGGCTTCCCACCCCTTACGCGATTAATCTTACAGAAGAAGATTTGCAGTATTTCAAGCTTCACACGGGATTTGGCCACTTTGATCATAGATGGCCCGGTGATCTGCTAATCCCAAGGGGGCGCCAACGATACGTAACATCGAGCGATGTTGCGTTTATGGCGGAGCTTACAGAGCCACATAAAAACATCTCAAACCCACCAACCCATAAAGACGGCACTCCCGGTGACCCTAACGACTTTTGGGTCCACCATCTTCATAACGAAATGAACAAACAAACCCTTGTGACATTCAGAGGAGAATAAAGATGAGAACTCAAGAACATGTCCAATCAGACTATGCAAGACTCTGCTCTCAAGCGGGGGACTTAAATTACCGAATCAAGAAGCTTGAAAAGGATTTGGAGAGAATCCACATAGAGCTTTACCGCCTAGATAGCGAGTACATGGATATGACCAGAACTCCCCCCGAGGACACCCATATGGAATACCCCCAAACTCCTGAGGACACTAAGACCCCATGAGAGGGATGAATAGGCCGGGAAAGTCTGGCTATTTCGGAGTTTGTTGGCACGAGAGGGCTAAGAAGTGGGCTGTACAGATTAGACTCAAGGGCAAAGTGACCTACATTGGCTTATTCAAGGACATAAAAGAAGCAGCAAGGGCTTTTGATAAGGCCTCAATAAGGGCCAGGGGAAAATCAGCAAACCTAAACTTTCCGGGTGAGAAATGAGAAGCCAGCACGGGAGACTTGTAAAGCATTGTTTAACAAAACTCCAACTTAAGCAGGCAGAAAACTTTAGAAAACACCAGGGACTTTCCCCTCTCCCCACGATTCAAAGGCATTGCTTAAAGTGTGAGAGGGAATTCCTAAGTTTTGGTCCACAAAACAGAATGTGTGACGATTGCAGAAGTAACTCTAAACCAGCAGATTGGGGGGCACATGCTCATTTCAGATATGGCTAGGCTTTATTATTACCTCACAGCCCATATCCCAAGACCAATGCCAGAGAGCAAAGAGGATCTCGAGCGTTTAAAAGAAATCTTTATTAAATACTATGGCTTAGAGGACAGTCCCACCGTTTGGTACACAGTCTTTGCCAATATCGCCTCAGTTAAGGCCAACAAAAAGACCATCTCTTATCGCTCAATTACCAATATTGCCAAAAGGCTAGATATCAATAAGCTACTCCAGGACCAAAAACAGATTGAATATCAAAAGCAGATTGATAGCCTAGAGAAAGCAAAGGTGAAGGATGAACAAAAAGAATCCCATCCTACTGAGCCAATTGTACCAGAGTGGCCAAGCTTGTCAGAAGGGGCACTTGACTCTGAAAAGCATGTGTTCGGAGTGCAGGAGTCTCAGAGATAGTTGGCAACAACACTTAGAAAACTCTGGCTTTCAAGACCACGAAAAGAACGGCTATCTCAAAGTCACCATAAACTCCCATGAAACAGCCAAAGACTGGCACGACGAGACCCTCTTTAACGCAAGAGTGAATTATTACCAGTGGGCTAGATCAAAATTGAATGATGCTAGGTTTACCTCAGAAAGAGATAGGTTAATCTGGGAGTACCATACAGAAGGCCTCTCAAGTCGCCAGATTGCCCCAAGGGTGAGTTTAGACCAATCAGGCATAGTCAGAACCGTAAACCGGATCAAGCAGGCCTTTAATCAAGCTATAGGCTCTTTAAGTATGGTCCAGGGAATTGCCTAGTTTTTACATCAGCTGAGAAGAAACATGGGCGCATTAGAGTTAGACGAGAGGCCTTACACTTTTCGACCTTACACACCAGATGATATCCCCTTTATTCAATCCTCTTGGGGGAAGTCCTATTACGCTGATGGGCCAGGCAACACCCTATTTCAAGCCAAAACCTTCCATAAGTTTCATCGGCCCTTAAGAGAGTCTGTCCTAAGCAAACCAAACGCCACAGCCATAGTTTGTAGCTCAAAGGATGACCCGAGCTTTATTCTTGGCTTCTCAATCTTAGAAAAACCAGAAGAACCAGTTCTAATCCTTCACTACCTTTACGTTAAATTCTCATTTCGAGGCGAAGGCATTGGCAAAGAGCTGTTCAATAGATCAATAGCCCTTAGACCCGTCATCTACACCCACGAAACAACCAAATCTAAAAGCATAATGGAAAAATACAACCGCAAGGGGAGAGATGATTTTGACAGATTCATTTTCACCCCCCACGTCTTTAAAGGAGCAAGTTAAATGAAGTCGATCGCTGGCAGAAAAGTACGTCTCTTCAGATGCCAAATACCCCCACTTATTGGGCCCAAAATACTAAATGCACACATTCCTAAGGACCTGGGCTGGGAAGCTGAGGTAGATGCTACGACAACAGGAGTTGTAATCACCCTAGCCAATGGAACAGAACACTTCGTGCCCTTCACCAACATCCAAAACACAGAGCTTTATCCGCTAGAACAATCAGGCCCTGTTGAAATTATGGAAGCACCCAAAAGAATCGGGAGACCACCCAAGTCCGGAGCCATCTAGTGGGCAGACTTAAAACAACACAAGAACGCATAGCCAAAAGACTCAAAAATGTAGCTGCGGCCAAAGAGAAGGCTAAGAAAGACTACGAAGAGAGAGCTAAACAAAAGATCCTAGCTTCTAAGTTCGTTGAAAACGTGATTAAGCGGGAAAAATCAAGGCAGAAGATAGGATAATATTGATAATGCTTCTCATTAAGGTTTTGGAGAATAATGGGAAAGTTTGAGCCGGGGAAACCTAGACATCCGAATGCTGGAAGAAAGAAGGGGACACCGAACAAGACAACCCTTCCTATTGCAGAGCTTTGTGAGTTTCACAAGGTTAATCCAATCGAAGTGCTTATTGAGTACTGTAAGCCCATTCCTCCAGGACTTAGCCCAGAGCAAATGCTCTCCAGGGCTGGATATAGATTCCAAGCAGCACGTGAGCTAGCTCAGTATCTCTACCCTAAGCGTAAAGCTTTAGAGATTGATTCAACTATCAATGTGGAACTCGCAAAGAGGGCTGAGGAGTACTCCAAGCTTCCTAAAGATGAACAAATCATGCTCATGGAGCAAGAGCTAAGGCGGCTCAAGGGTGGGGCTTGATCATTCACGGTGACTCACTCGAAAAGCTTAAAGAGCTTGAGCCAAATAGCGTGGACGCTGTGATCACGGATCCGCCATACGGTCTCTCATTCATGGGAAAGAAGTGGGACTATGAAGTACCAAGTGTCGCGCTATGGAAAGAAGTCTTTCGAGTGCTTAAGCCAGGAGGACATGCACTGTCTTTTGGCGGAACTCGCACCTATCATCGACTCGTATGCGCAATCGAAGACGGCGGTTTTGAAATTAGAGATCAGATCCAATGGATTTACGGTTCGGGTTTCCCGAAATCTCTCGATGTCTCAAAAGCAGTTGATAAAGCAGCGGGCGCTAAGCGAGATGTAATTGGAAAGAAATCAACTTATCGCGAGCCTCAATCGCCGAACGGCTGGGATTGCACGAAGCGCGCAGAATTTGAAACAGCGCCCGCCACCGACTCAGCCAAACAATGGCAAGGCTTCGGCACAGCCCTTAAGCCCGCAAATGAGCCGATAGTCCTCGCACGCAAGCCCTTGTCTGAAAAGACAGTCGCAAAGAATGTGCTCAAGTGGGGTACGGGTGCGCTTAATATTGATGGGAGTCGGATTGGTACAGCTGATACCAGACAGCCCACTGGTAAGTCCGCGCTTGGAATCATGAACGACGATTCCTGGAAGCCAAAGAATGTAATTGGTGGAAGTGCATGCGGTAGATGGCCAGCAAACGTGCTGTTCGACGGGAGCGCGGCTGAGATGCTCGATGAGCAGACCCAGCACCTGCACGGCGCAGGACGTGCCCGCAAGGCAAAGCGCGAATGTGAACCGACGGGCGATATCATATTAGCACGTGCGGGCGACGGACATAGGTTCGGCGACTCCGGCGGCGCATCCCGCTTCTTTTACTGTGCGAAAAGTTCGAAGCCTGAAAGATCGAAAGGGCTTAATGGGTTTGACTGTGCCACATTCTCGGTATGTCAAGGCGAAGAAAGTACGGCTCTGGTTCTATCAATCCTAAAGGTTATATCCGCATTAATACCCAATTCGAGCATCGTCTCGTGTGGCGAAAACATCACGGCGATATTCCCCCGGGAATGTTTGTCCACCACAAGAATCATAATCCAGCAGATAACAGAATTGAAAACTTGGAACTTGTTGATGCTCTCACGCACAAGCGACTCCATGAAGGATGTCGTTTCGAAAGCGACGTCTGGCATAAGCCATGTAAACTCTGCGGGGAGTTCAAGCGAATCGACGATAGCAATTGGTATTTTAGTCGAGAAGGTTGGATCAGCTACGGCAGATGCAAAGCTTGCCACGTTAGAAAAGTTGTCGAAGCTAAACGACTCAAGCGTATGGAAAACATATAGCTCGAATCATCCGACCGTAAAGCCCTTAAAACTCATGGAATACCTCTGCCGTTTGATCACTCCACCCGGCGGCACTGTACTCGATCCGTTCGCTGGCTCAGGCTCTACAGGTGTAGCAGCAAAGCGCTTAGGTTTTAAGTTTATCGGCATCGAAATGAATGATGAGTATGTGGAAATCGCCAGGCGCAGGCTTGAGTCAGCCGAAGAGCAACAACTAGAGTTGGCATGATCGCAGGAGCAATGCTTGCTGTTCATAGGCAAGGAAGCCTCTTCAGACTTCACGATGTAGCATTCAAACAACAGCTGGAGTTTATCAATGACCCTCATCGTCTTAAGTCTTTGTTTTGTACTCGCAGGGCAGCTAAGTCTTATACTGGCGGGCTATATCTTATTAAAGAGGCTCTCGAGAGGCCTGGATGCAATTGCTTGTTCATTGGCCTTACTCGACAAAGCGCCCATGGAATCATCTGGAAAGACATCCTCAGAGAGCTCGACACAAAGTATAAACTGAACATCAAATTCAATGAAACTCTACTAACAGCTACACTTCCAAATGGCTCTGTCATATGGGTAACGGGAGCGGACACAGACGAACAAGAGATGAACAAACTCTTGGGAAAGAAGTATAAACTTGTCATCCTCGATGAAGCTTCAATGTTTACCGTCAACATGCATCAACTTGTCTACGGAGTCCTCAAGCCCGCAACCGCTGACCAAAGAGGAACAATTTGCCTGCTTGGAACGGCTTCTAATATCACTCGGGGGCTCTTTTACGACATTACGACCAAAAAAGAACCAGGTTGGAGTCTACACACTTGGACCGCTCACGATAACCCTCATGTAGCTAAACAATGGCAAGAAGAACTAGATGATATCGAGAGAGATAGACCACTCTTTAAACAGACAGCGCTTTACCGCCAATGGATGCTTAACGATTGGGTAATCGATGAAGATGCAAGAGTCTATAAATTCTCTGAGTCGAACAGGCTCACTCAAATGCCTGTATTTGATAATGCTTATCATTACGTTCTTGGAGTGGATCTTGGCCATTCACCAGATCCATCGGCTTTTGTGGTTGGTGCTTACAATGATGCTGGCTCCAATCTTTATTTCATCCATGCGGAAAAGCATCTCAAGTATGACGTTACGGATGTTGCGAATAAGATCAAAGAGCTAGAGCTAAGATGGAAGTTTGACGTTAAGGTTATCGACAACGCTAACGCACAAGCTGTTGCAGAGCTGAACAACAGGCACGGAACTAACCTGATAGCTGCGGACAAGTTAGGCAAAGAGCACTTCATCAACATAATGAATGCTGAGTTTATTCAGAAAAGAATCTTTGTACTTCCTGGCGCCAAAGAGTTAGCAGATGAGTACAACACTCTAGTTTGGGAAACAGATAATGGCATCATCAAGAAAAGTGCTAATGGCGCTCGTCGTGAACATCCCGGTCTCCCTAACCATCTATGCGATGCAGGCCTCTATCTGTGGAGGCACACTTATTCTTACCTCTTTGAAAAGCCTCAAGAAGACACTGCGATAGACTGGAACAAGCAAGATGTATGGGAGCCCCAGCACATTGAGAGACTTTCTCAACAAATCCAGAAAGAGCAGAACCCAAATCACTTCGATCACATCTTTGAGCCAGACCCAGATTTGTTTGCATTCGATAAGGATGAATTGTAAAAACTTAGTTTGTCCGTTGCGGTACACGCATGGTGCGACTCTGTCTGTGGGATTTTGGAGGAGTGAGTGAGACGCGTGCGACAGGTTGTTAACTTCATAGCGCTTTGTTTATTTTACGACTGGATGTATGGGCAAAAGCGCCCTGACGAGTGGTTAGACGGGACGCTGTGGGTTTGGCAGAAACCAGGAAAGCTTCCCCAGTCAGCGGAGCAGGAGGAGTGAAGGATGGACAAAAAGGCTCTGAAGGAACAAAAAGCGTACTTTAAAAAGCACGGCATTCCGCCTGAGTTCAATCAACACGAGTGGAAGAAATGGCCCGACATGATTACATGCAAAAAATGTGGGCTTGTTAAGGGAAGTGGCTTTGCCAAGTGTGAGCCAGCGGGATCAGAGGAGTTGAGCGGTGATTAGTGATAGCGAAACGTACTGGGCGACAGTAGATAAGTGGTGGGACCAATTGCTTGAAATTGCTTCGCATCATTTAGATTTACAGAGTCCCGCATTTGAAAAGCCAGGCGATCCTGAAAGCGCGATGACGGGCAGAACTGTTCTCGAAGAGCTTATCTTCTTAAAGAGGGCACGCAACAAAAAGCTACCCAGGTATTTTAACGCAATATGGGGAATGGCATCTGAGTCATATGCATGGTCTGTCCCAGGCTGGGGGCAGTTGTGCGACTTATGCTCAGAGGAAGGCGTGCTCCACGACGACGTACCCGAATCAGGCGGTGAGTGAATGCGGCACGGATTTTTTCACGCACTTAAGCGATTTATTATTTTCAGGTTATTCCGCAGCTTGCCCGATGTAGAACAAATTGAAATTCTTATTTTATTAGGTCGGCGCATAAAGCTGAGCGCAGACGACACAGGACACGAGGTGGGAAATGGGAAGTGAGCGCGAGTGGTATCTGCACGCAACATGCGACAGACACGTTAACACTAGCTGGAGCATTCAGGGCGTCAATCCAATGGCGAACGAAGTTGGGAGCGCCGTTCACGTCGTCGAGTACTCAGCACTAGAGGCCGCGATACGAGAACGCGACGAAGCCCGAGCGGCACTCAATCATCCAACCAGTGAGCGCATGGGGCATTTGATGCGCGAGCGCGACGAGGCGCGGGCTGATGTTCAGAAGTGGGAGCGCGGTTATCGCGGTCAATTAGATGCCGAACGCGCGCGATCCGCAAAGCTTGTGGATGCCATTAGAGCAGCCAGCAAGGGATTTGAATATCACTACTGTAACGATGGAGAGCCATGCCCCTTGTGCAACGCTAAAGAGAGTGCTGATAAAGCTCTGGCCGAATACGAAAAGGGCTCGCGCGGGGAGGGCGTGTGACTGCGCAGGAAGTTATTAGCGCTTACATTAAGAAGTGGACAGAAGAGAAGGAATCATTAACGGCTAAATATTTGGCAGAGACAGGGCTTCAGCCCTCAGATATTTGTTTGGTAGAGCGAGAAACCGAAACGGGCCGAATATTTTATCCAGACTTGCGTTCGAACTATCCGACACAGTCCAATTCTTCACCCCTGGACCAGGAAAAATAGCATGGAACTTAAGCGTCATCGTTGTTTCAAGATTCCCCGCGCCAAGCTGGATCTGTTCCTTGTCGCACTCGACGTGAATTTTAGTTGGCCACCTCTTATTCGCCACACAATTCACAATTGCTGCCATCTGGATTTCTGCCAGCGCGCACGTATGAAATATTTGGGGAGGTTGTGATGGCAGAGCCAAAGAAGCAGAAAAAGAAGCGCGTCACTACAGAAGAATTGCTCACGCGTATTGTTGAGCTAGAAAAGAAAATTGAATCGCTTCAGCGGGGGCTCGGACAATCGATGCGATATCACATGACAGGAGGGCCTAGATTTTGAGTACACTCCCACCAGACATAAAGCAGGCAGTCGCTGATGCGGCTAAAGAGTTTCACAAAGTAGATAATTTCATTACCCCGGAACACACATTTGTGGACGGCGCGGAGTGGCTCTTCGACTACTTGTCAAAGGCCGCGCCTGAATTTGATGAGGGCGCCGCACAACAAGTCCGCATTGAGCGCTCGTACAATACACTTTTTGGAATAATGAAAGACACGGGCGAGAATGCTCGAATAGGTTTTGTAGACGGCGCCCGGTGGCAACACTCTCAAGACGCCGCAAGGATTGCACGGGCTGAGATGTGGTCACGCGCAGACCGTTCTCTGATGGAAACACACAAAGCAAACGCTCAAGCGATGTGCGACAAGCTCACCGCAGCCGAAGCTAAGCTCGCAGTGGCGGTTGAGGCTCTGGAGTTGATTGCTGGGGCTCGATGCGCATGGCAACTTTCACAATCAATTGCCCGTGAAGCACTCGAGAAGATCAAGGGCCCCTAATTAACGACATGCATCGCCTGAGAAAAGGTGATGGCTAGTGTTGAATACCTAAAACAGCTTCTCCCCATCTTAAGAGAATTCGGCGTGCTTTCATTTAAAGCTGAAGGCATTGAATTATCTTTATCTATCAAAGAGATAGAACAAAAAGCTCAACCAGAAAAGCCAGTTGAGCCAAGCATTCCTCCAGACATGAAGGCTGATGATTTGTTTAACCATGACAAGATTCTCCATTGGAGTGGGTCGGGTGATGATGAGCCGATGCCTCTTACTGGGGAGGATAGGTTGATTGCCCCATGAAGGAAGCGACCGAACAAAAAGAAAAAATAGCGTACACAGATGAAGAGATTAATGAGCTTGCGGAGTGGTTAGAAGATCTAACCCTAAAGCAGGCTTTCTTTTTAAAAGAATCCTTTCAATCGTACCTAACCCATAACGCTAACTGCCACGGGCAAGAGTACGTGCATTAATGTCTACAAGCATTGATTACAATTCCTTTAAACCAGTCGAGAAAGAAAAGAAAAAGGCCCAGGCCAAAGCCTCAACCCACGGGGTTAGGTGGTGGTTGGCCGAAGATGCTTTGCTTCCAGGCGCTATACTTTCTCAAGTAGGCGCTATTGTGAAAGCGGACCGGGGAAGGATTGATGCCTACAATACTTATGGAAAGCTCTATGGGACTTGGACTCCTACATTTTGGAATGGTTATCAATTAGCTAATTCTGGAAAGCCCACTTCACCTGTTAGGGACAGGCTTACATACAATATAGTTCAATCTTGTATAGACACTCTCACTGCTCGCATATCCCAGAACAAACCAAAGCCCATGTTCCTAACTACAGCTGGGGACTCTAAGCTCCAGCGAAAGGCAAAGAAGCTAGACTCTTTTTGCTATGGGCTTTTTTATGAGAACAATATTTATCAGGCAGCACCTAAGGCGTTTAGAGATGCTTGTATATTTGGCGAGGGAATACTCCACTGTTACCAGGAAAGCGGATCAGTTAAATTTGAAAGGGTTTTGCCATATGAGCTTTTGGTCGACTATCTCGAGAGTCACTACGGACCCGAGAGCACGAAAAGCCTATTTAGAATCAAGAATATTGACAGAACTGAACTTGCGGAGGCCTTTCCCGACAAAGCCGAAGACATTGCAAGAATGTCAAATACCTCTGTATTTATCTCGTCTAACAACCGATCAGTTGCGGACACTGTCACGGTTGTTGAAGCTTGGCGACTTCCAACCGGGGGAAAACCCGGAAAGCACGTAATTGTCACTGAGAATACAGTTCTTCATTCTGAGGATTATGAAGAGGACTTTTTTCCTTTTGCTATTCTTCGCTATTCTCCTCGCATTTACGGTTTTTATGCTCAAGGAATGGCTGAACAACTTGTGCCCCTTCAGATCGAAATCAACCGCACACTCATCTCAATCCAAAGATCCTTATATTTAGGCGGCACTCACAAGATCTTTGTTAAGGCTGGATCAAAGGTAATTAAAAGCCACTTCGATAACGCCGTCGGTACTATTATGGAATACGCGGGCGATACGATGCCCCAATACATAGTCCCCCAACTTGTCCAACCTGAGATCTACAATCACTTAGAAAACATGATTCAAAAAGGGTATCAGCTCCCAGGCGTTAGCCAGCTTTCAGCATCTAGCCTAAAGCCCATGGGGATTGATTCTGGAAAAGCCTTAAGGGCTGTTGATGATATTCAGATTCAGAGATTTCAGACAGTGGCTCAGGCCTATGAGCAATTCTTTGTGGATCTTGCCAAGATTGCAATCTCGGTTGCGAGAAAAGCTTACGACGAGAGCGGAGAGCTTACAGTTAAGGTTCCTGGAAAAAGGTTTATAGAAAAAATCGATTGGTCAGACGTGGATATGGAGAACGACGAGTTCCAACTACAGATCTATCCAGTCTCTAAGCTTCCGAATGATCCAGAGGGTCGCCTTGCAACCATTCAAGAGATGATGCAGGCAGGGCTTATCACTCCAGAAGCAGGCAGAAGGCTTCTTGATTACCCAGACCTAGAGGCTGAGGAGAATCTATACAACGCTGCATCTGACTATATTCATATGATTTTAGACAAGATTGTAGAGGATGGTGAATACACAGCCCCCTCTCCCGATGACAACCTTCAGTTGGCTAAGAAGTTGGTTCTTGAATACATAGCTCAGGGGAAACTCAATAATCTAAAAGATGATCGGCTAGAGCTTTTACGCAAATTCAATAAGCAGATCGATTATTGGGTTAACGGTGGACCCGCTGGTGAGAAGATGAGGGCAGAGCAGGCCATGATTCAATCTCAAATGGCAGCCCAAGGCATTGTTCCACAGGGTAATCCACAAACACCACCCACAAGTCCACTTATACAAAATGTTCCAGGCGTAACGCAGTAACACATCATAGGAGCTTAAGTAATGAACATAGATGTAAACGAGATAGTAGATAAGATCGATGCTAAACCCGAAGTTCCAGAAGTTATGGGCGAGGGTGTGGCAACGGAAGGCCCCCCTCAGCCCGCCCCTAACGCCAACGACAAGGTTTCTAGCAAAATAGAAATGTTGATCAGGCGAGAGCAGCAGGCTTTGGCTAGAGAGAGACAGGCCAAGGACAGAGAAGCTCAATTAGAGGCTAGGCTTAAGGCCATAGAAGAGCGAGAGGGTAAGGTTAATGAGTTTGAATCATCCAAGAAGGATCCAAAGAAAGCATTAGGATTACTCGGCCTTTCTTACGATGAACTCACTCAAGCTCAGCTTAACGATGGGGAATTGCCACCTCAGGTTGAGATCAAAAAACTAAGAGAAGAAATTGAAGCATTCAAGCAAGCACAGAAACAAGAAAAGGATCACGAAAAGGAGCGGCAGATTGCTGATGCCAAAAGACAGGCAGAGGCACAGGAAAGATACGCAGTTGATACCTTTAAAAAACAGATCGACACATATGTAGAGGACAATGCCTCTAGATATGAGTTGATCAAGTTTGAGGGTGTGGAGGATCTCGTTTACGACGTGATCGATAAGCACTACGACAAAACACTAAAAGCAGCGCAGCATAAGTACGAATCAGGGGAGATTACTCAAGACCTAGTTGTTGGCAAAGTGATGGAGATTAAGGAAGCAGCAGACAAGGTTGAGGAATTTCTAGAACAAAAATACATAAAAGCAAAAGAGCTGAATAAGACTAAATCCTTTTGGGGTGCGATTCCCAAAGAGGCACAAAAGCAAGTCGTAAAAGAGATCCAAAAACAGACGCCGCCGAGAACATTAACCAATCAACTATCAGCAAGTCAAACTCCTCCCCCTAAACAGGGAAAGATCTTAACTGATCAAGAGAGGGTTCAAAAGGCGATTGCTTATGCTCGGGGACTAAGGCCCCCGGTTTAAAAAGGCGGTAAAAAATGTCTACGATTACAACGTTTGTCGGTAACTACTCTGAAGGTAATGGTTCAATAGCCAATGGTCCGTTTACAGCGAACACCTCTGGCGCTCTTGGGATGCAAGAGATTTCTGGCATCTTAAAGCAGATCTACGATGGTCAAAAGCTTGCTACCCTTTACTACAAAAACAACCCCCTCTTGGCGATGATTCCTAAGAAGGAAGATTTTTATGGTGAGACTTATCCTCTCCCTGTGATGGTCGAGACTCCAACGGGTATTTCAAACACCTTTGCTAATGCTCAGTTAGTGAACCAAAAAGTAAATGGTGGGTCTGGTACTGCTGGAAACTTAGGGCCTGCGAAGTTTGTTAAGTTCATGCTAACTCGTGCAAGTGTTTACGGAGTCCATGTTATCGGACGAGAAGCCATGCTTTCAGCCTCCAACAACATTGGATCTTTTGTTAATGGTCAGATGGCTCAAATGGATGCGATGATTCAAGGGGTGTCTAACCTGATTTCGGTTCAGGCCTACAGATCTGGTTCTGGATCTATTGGTCAGATCTCGACCATCGGGACTGGTGCAAGCACTAACGGTGTTATCACGCTAGTTAACCCGACTGACGTGAGATACTTCACGGTTGGCCAAGCGGTTTATGCTTACAACAAAGATCCGATCCAAGGTGCTACTTCAGTAACTGAGCGTGCAGGGATTGGAATTGTGAACACGGTTAATCGGATTGCTGGAACCATTACGGTCGGCGACGCAACCGCAGCCAATACAGCAACCGCACAAAGTCCTACCGCGTGGGCAGCTCTGGATTTCATCACTGTCTCTGGTAACTCGCCCTTGTTTGGCCCAAGCATCTCGAGCGCTAATCTTCCTGTAGCCCTTTCTGGTATCGCAGCATGGATTGGAAACTCGAGCACGATTGGATCCAACGATGTGTTCTTTGGTGTGAATCGAAGCTCTGACCCCTGGCGCTTAGCTGGCGGTTTCTACGATGGTTCGACAAACGGACAAAGCGTTGAAGAGGCTCTTTATGATGGCTCGACTCAACTCTTTATGGAGGGTGGATATCCCACTCACTGCTTCGTAGGTCCGAATGCATACGCAGCCCTTCAAAAGTCTTGCGCAGCTCGCAACATTTTTGAAACTGAGGTGCAAGCGACTATGGGTGAGGGTGGAGATGTTCCTTTGTTCTTCAAAGGGATCAACATCCAAGGTGCTGGATCTAACTTCACGGTTATTGCCGACCGAAGTTGTCCGCCCTTTGCAGCTTACCTCCTGAGCATGGAAGATTGGGGACTTTATAGCTTAAAGTCTATGCCCCACGTTGTTGATGATGATGGAGTGAGCTTCTTAAGAAGCACTTCTGCCGATAGCTTCGAATTCCGCTTGGCTGGTTACGGCCAAGTTGGTTGCAGAGCTCCCGGTAAGAGCATGTATGTTAAACTTTCCGTCTAGGTGCGTCATAATTAAATGCATGGGCGGCTTGAGAATTGTTCTTAAGCCGTCACGTTACTTGGGGGGGCTACAAGTAACGTCTTAACCGCCCTCCAGGCTTAGAACCTGGTTTAAAGGAAGGAAAAGAAGATGGCTAATATCTACGGCACTCCAGTAATGTTTGCGAAACAAAACAATGTTGTTTTTCTCTTCGCAAGAGTTACTTTTGGTGCAACAGGGGTTCCAACTCTAGACACGACTCAAAGCAAGGGCGTGTGTGCAGTCACAGAAAACTATGTTCCGTTTACGGGTGGAGTTGTTAACTCGACAACCATCATCGGAACAGTGACTTCGTTTAACCGTCTCTTTACTGGAATGACAGTAACTGGGACTGGTGTACAGACCACAAACTTGATCTCGAGCATGTCTGGCGCTGGGAAAACCATCACCATGACCAAGCAAAACATCACAACGGGTGATGAGGTTGCTCTTACGGCTAATGGCGGACAGTTCACTTTTCAGTTTGGAAATAAGTCAGGTGTAAACCTAGACACTTACAACAAGCTGTTAATGGTCGACGCAAACTGGGACATGACAAGTGCTTCGGCAAGCGGATCTGGAACAGTTCTCCAGCTAGCGCCTGCAGCTCCCCAAATGTTTGTCTTGGGAAGCGTCGCTTTTAACCAAAGAAGTATTCCCGCAAGCTCTGCAAGCGGAAGTACAGACGCCACAATCCAAGTACAATTTGGATCGGGCCAAGGAACAAGCTTCAGTGCCTATAAGCCAGTCGCTGGTGAGTCGGTAAGAATGCTGTTTATCTTTGGAAATAGCGGCGGTGGAAATGGGTATAATGGATAACGGAGTGCATCATGATCATGATTGGGAATAACAAGAAGAAGGTTCTCGCTCAGATCTTTGGTGATGGCGAGGAAGCAAAAGAGAAGGAGGGTGGAGAGTCCACCCTCAAGCTTTGCGTTCATGAACTAGTAGAAGCGATTCACAACAAGGATGTTGATGGAACGCTTTCTGCTTTTCGCGCGCTTTTTGCTGAGTTGGATGCTGAACCAGAGGGTGAGCTCACTGAGAGGTACTAAATGTCGACATCTAGTGATGTTAGCCTTGGAAGCTTGCGCCAACAAGCGAAAGAAGCTGCTGATTTGGAGCAAAACCCAGCCATTACTGATCCTGCATGGAATAGCTTCATCACTAATTCTAGAAAAGAATTATATGACATGCTTATTTCAGCATACGGGAATGACTATTACGTAGCGACTACGTACCAATTCAGCACGACAGGATCGCAAAGCTATCCGCTTCCTGATGGAAGTCCTAATTTCTTGGATACGACAAGTTCAACTGCTGCAAAATTCTACAAGCTTTTAGGTGTGGATCTTCAATACAACGCAAGTCCAAGTGGATGGATCACGCTTAGAAACTTTCAAATGATCGAGAGAAACAGATTTGCAATGCCAAACACTCAGACAAGCTGGGTTGGGTATACAAATCTTAGGTATAGAGTCCAGGGGAATAATCTCTACTTGGCTCCAGTTCCACAGACAGGACAAAAGGTTCAGCTTTGGTATGCTCCCGCACCAACTAATCTGCAATACAGGCTTCAGGGTGCAACGACTGTAAACTCTGGACTAATTACCTTCGCAGATACAACGGGACTTGCTTCTGGAATGAACGTTCAAGGAGAGGGAATTCCAACAGGGGTTACGATTGCAAGCCTTGGCTCTACCAGCATTATTGTTTCTGGCTCCTGCACAGCTACGCAAAGCTCAGTCCTGGTTTCTATGTGGAGTGATTCAACACTAGTTGATGGGGTTAGCGGTTGGGAAGAGTATGTAATTGTAGATGCGGCGATAAAGGCCCAACAAAAACAAGAGAATGACGATAACCCGCTCTTTAGAAGAAAGATGGAGCTAAAGACCCGGATTGAGTCGATGGCCGAGGGAAGAGATATTGGACAGGCGCATCACACGTCCGACGTAATGGGTGCTAACGGTGTTTGGGGTGGAGATTATGATGGTGGTGGGTGGGGCATGGGTGGAGGGTGGTAACTTGAACATTCCTCTTCTTAAGTCAGATATCCCAGCACTAGACATGTACCAGACGAGGATCAAGTCTATTCTTGACCCAGTCTTGTCTAAAGAGATCATTCAGGGCCAATTACTAAGCGGGCTAACGGTGGTGTCCGGGATAAACGTAATAAACCATAAGCTTGGAAGAAATCCGATTGGCTGGTTTATTGTCGACGCAACAGCCTCAGTCACAGCCTATAGGTCTGGCAATATAAATTCGACGAACATCACCCTAACTTTTAGCGCTGGCGCGAGTAGTGTTTCACTGTGGGTTTTTTAAATGGCTTTACAAAGAACACAAATCACCATCCCGTTTGTTCAGGGGATTGATCGGAAAACCGATGAGTTCCAAATTCCCATTGGGAAATTTCAATCTCTAGATAACTCTGTATTCGATACACTTGGGATGATGAAGAAGAGGAACGGCTTTGGTGTTGTTTGCTCTCTCTCAGACACTAACTTTCTAACTACGTTTAAGAACAATCTGCTTGGTGTTGGGACAAAGGTTTACGCTTATAATCCAGGCGCGAATGCTTCTTTTGCAGCCGGATACATTCAGCCACTACAGCTAAGTACAATCGCACTGACTCGAAACTTCTACTCTCCAAGCAATGTAGACTCAGTTACCAGCACCAACAGCCTGGTGTGTTATACGTACCAAGCCTCTAGCCCCACAGTCCTAACTCAGACCAATTCTTACTATGCCGTTGCGGATGCGAACACGGGACAAAACGTTGTCTCAGCAACAGCAATTACGCCAGGCTTTGGGACAATCATTCTTCCGCCAAAGACATTTTATCTTAACAACAGGTTCTTGGTTGCCTTTGAGGGCACGAGTGGCAGTCAATCACAGATTAGATACTTTACGATTAACCCAAACACCCTTGCTGTTTCCTCTACCACGACATTAGGAACAAGATCCCTCTCGACCAGCTCCTTTGCTTCAAACGCCTCTGCCGGGAATGGCTCAATAACAACAAACTTTGACGGGGCCGTTGCAAACAACACGCTTTATATGTCTTGGAGTGGCTCAAGTGGGTCTGGAATTCTTGCTGCCACAATCAACTCTGCTTTTGCCGCCTCAGCCAGTGTAGTTATTGGCTCTGGCACGTGTGACCTTATCAGCGTAGCTACCGACACCTCAACCGCCACAACCATATTCACAACATGGGTTCCAAAGTTTTTCCTAAACACAGTTAATGTTGTGGCGACAAACGAAAGTCTCGCGCCTAGGTATTCCGCCAAAACAGTAACCAGCTCCACTGGGGCCGGAATAATAAACGTAACCTCAGCATCTCATAACGGCATAAACAACGCTTATTTAGAAACAGCAAAGAATTACGCCTACGACACCTCTTTGCCGACGAATTATATTAGAACGTTCTCGTTTGATGTCCAGGGCTCGATTAGTAATGAGCAATACATTGCGCGGTCTGTTGGGCTTGCGTCTAAGGCGTTTATTGTAAACTCGTTTAGTTGTGTATTGTCTCAATACAGCTCGGCATATCAGAGCACGTACTTCTTGCATTCGTCGCAGTTCACTCAGAACTATCAAACGCCAAACACTCTTTTGGTGACGACTAATATTGTGGGGAAGCTTGCTTATGGAAATGCTTTCAACCAATTCAGCACGACATCCTCGGCCACCGCGGCCTACTTGCCGTATGGCGTGCCTAACGTTTCGGTTATTGGAAGCCAGGTCTCGATTGCTTATTTAAACAAAACGACGACATACCCAGTAAACAAGGGGACATCACTTTCATCAACAACCCCGGTTGCCGCTATATATTCAAAGCAGGGGATAAACATCTCTTCTTGGAATTTTGGAACACAAAACCTTCAGGCGAAAGAGCTTGGAAACAATCTACATTTCAATGGTGGATATCTTTGGATGTACGATGGGGTTAGCCCATTAGAGCATAACTTTTTGATTTATCCCGATAATATAAAAGTAACCACCAGCACCTCTGGTGGAAATCTGGCTGATGGAACGTATTACTACCAAGTAATCTGGGAGTGGCAAGATGCACAGGGAAACACTCATAGATCTGCTCCTTCTCTGCCTGTTGGCATCACTACTAGTGGAGGCGGTACTTCTACGAACACCATAAGAATACCGTGCCTAAGGCTTACGCAAAGGGTATCTACCAACCCCGTGGTGTTCTCGATTTACCGCTGGTCAAACGCTCAGCAATTCTACATAAAGATTGGGCCAAGCATTGTCCAAGACGCCTCAGCCCTAGCAACAGACTTCATTCCCTATGCCGACACAACGATTGATTCTCTGATCACTGGAAACGAAGTTTTATATACAAACGGTGGTGAGGTAGAAAACATTGGAGCACCGGCCTTTACCTCAATGTCTCTTTTTGATTCAAGGCTTTGGGGGATAATGGCAGAAGATCCAAACGTGCTTTGGTATTCAAAGCCAGTGGTCCAATCTGTTCCGGTTGAAATGTCTGATTTGTTTACTTTCTATATGGACCCAACGGTAGGTCCAGATGGAGCTACTGGCGGAGCAAAGTGTCTCTTCCCGATGGATGATAAACTCATCATCTTTAAGCGCAATTCAATTTATTATGTAAACGGCACGGGGCCTGATGTTAATGGGGCTAACTCTCAATACTCTGAGCCTATCTTTGTAACCACAGCGGCTGGGTGCTCGAACCAAAATTCAATAGCACTCATTCCTCCTGGGATAATGTTTCAATCAGAAAAGGGCATTTGGCTGTTGGGCCGGGACTTATCTACTAAATACATTGGCGCCCCTGTTGAGGCGTTTAATTCAAGCACCGTACTCTCGTCGACTGCTGTTCCAGAGACAAATCAGATTAGGTTTAATTTAGATACTGGTCAGACGCTTATGTACGACTACTATGTAGATCAGTGGGGCACATTCTCCAGCAACAGTGCGATATCTGGAGTGGTTTATCAAAACCTTCAGACAATTCTCACGCCAGAGAAACAAGTCAGACAAGAAACGATTGGCTCTTATAGTGATGGTGCCGTCACAACACTCATGGCGTTTACCACGGGCTGGGTTAATCTTGCGGGCCTTCAGGGGTATCAGAGAGTCTATGAGCTATATCTTCTTGGCAAGTATCAATCTCCTCACGCGTTTAGGGTTGATATTGCCTATGATTACGACTCAAGCATTCAGCAGACAAAAACTTTTGCTACAACAAATGTAACTGGGTCCGGGTCATCAGTTGAGCAATGGCAGATCAACTTTAGTAAACAACAGTGTGAAGCGTTCCAGTTAACTTTTACTGAAATCGGAAGTGCATCCGCAGGCGCTGGCGTTACTTTAAGCGGGATGACGATAGCGTACGGAGCGAAAAAGGGTTGGCCGCAGAATATCGCTCCAAAGAACAGAGGTGGATAATGGAAAAGAAAAAAGACGACCGCACGCATACCATGATGCCGAGAAAGCTTGCCGAGGCATTAATCGAGGCTGGCGTTCAGCACTTCGGAACGGGCGGGGCAATTGGCGGTTCGCTCGAGCGAACCAATGGAATGAATCAATTACAAACGGATACGCCGGGCTACACCTCTTTAACAAACCTACCCGCATGGATTGACACTCAAAATATCAGGCAAACTGGGATTTATGGCCAACAACAAAACTTGGCCAACTCTCTTTTGCAACAATCGATGGGAAGGGATCCACAAACAGGGCTTCCCGTTCAAAGCTTGGCTGAGAAGCAATTGGCAAATACCACGGGTCAGAACGTAGCCATGCAACAGGGGTTAATGGGCTCTCAGCGTGGCGCCAACGCAAACCCGGCTCTAATGGCAAGACAAGCAGCAAGGCAAGGCGGGAGCATGCAGCAGCAGGCCTCGGGTCAAGCCGCAGTGCTAAGGGCTGGAGAGCAATTAGAGGCGCAAAAGCAATTACAGCAACAGCAACAAATGATGGGTAACCAGTCGATCCAGGCCCAAAGTGGATTAATGGGCGCCTTGGCTGCACAAAACGCAACGGGAGTTCAGGCCCAGCTTGGAGCCCAAAACATTAACGCCAACGTTTACGGGCAAAACGCCCAGCAGGCCGGGAACATCTTTGGCGGGGCAATGAACGCGATCGGGTCGATGATGGGCATGGGCATGGCTGGCGGCGGACAAGTCCCCGGCTATTATGATGGTGGAATCACCCAGTACGCAACCGCCCCATCTCAGATGCCAGCCCTTGTCCCATATCAAAGCCAGAAGGCGGTTGCGATCTTCGACAAGGGCGGAAAAAACAAAAACAATTCACCGCCGCCCAGAGAAACTGTAGGTGAGGCGGGGCCCTGGGAGCTTGGCGGCGGAATGGCCGGTGGTCCAGGCGATACAGAGGGTATGCCAAGCATGAACACTGATCCGATAAGCATGCCAAGCATGGGCATTGACACAATGATGGCAGCACAGGGTGGTGCTGTTCCATTCTCCACAGCGCTTGTTCAGGGCGGGTATGTCCCGGGCCAAGCACAAGTCCAGGGCGACTCACAGAAGAACGATTTAATTCCGGCGATGCTCTCTCCAGGCGAAATTGTGCTCCCCCGTAGTGTTACTAAATCTGCCAACCCCGACAAAGCAGCGGTTGAATTTCTTCAAGCTCTAAGAGCAAAGAAGAGCGGCGGCTACGGGGATGTTGTGCAGGCGCGGAAGATGAATAAAGGCGGGAGGTGTTGATATGGATTTACCAAAACACTATTCGTTAAGAGAAGACAACGATGACCACTTTATCGTCCATGATGGAAGAAGCAATAAGCCGTTCAAGGTAGCTAAAAAGGGGTTACACCCAGCCCACCAAATCAAAGTCATGAAGATGAAGAAATATGCTGAGGGTGGAGATGTTGAGGGCGAGGGCTTTGATTCTGGTTTAAAACCAGAGATGAGAGAATCTCCTCCTTCGTGGGGAGGATGGATACCATCGGATCAAGAGATGTACGGATCGACAAGACCAGATCCTTGGGCACCAATGCCTGAGGCCCAGGCCCCAGCATCTCAGCCAATGGTCGAGCCCATGCCTCAAGAACTACCGCCGGAAGCGATGGCCCAACCACAACAGGAAGTTCCACGTGGAACAATGCCATTACCAGTTCCGCCTGTTCCACAACAACAAATGCCGAGTATGGGTGGGATGACGGGAAGGTTTGAGCAAGCAATTGGTGCTGCGGCTAAAGCTCAAGAACAAGAGGCTCAAGCCAAGGCTCAGGCCTACGAACAACACATTCCAATCATGGAAAAGGCAGCTCAGAATTATCAGCAATCCATGATGAAGCTTCAACAGCAGGCAGACTCGCTCAGCGCGGGCATTGCCGAGGGGAAGGTTGATCCAAATAGGTACTGGCACAATCTTTCTACCGGATCGAAATTTAGTGCTGTTATTGGCGCTCTTCTTAGCGGCTTTGGAGTTGGCGCCGCAGGCGGCACTCAGGAAAATCTTGCCATTAAATCTCTCCATCGCGCCATTGACAGGGACATTGAGTCTCAAAAAGATTCTCTAGGCCGCAAACAATCCATGCTTTCAGATAACTTTAGAATGCAGGGAAACTTGATGGCGGCAGAAGCTGCGACAAGGGCTCAGTATGAATCACTCTTGCAGGGAAAACTAAACCTAGCGGCTGCAAAATCGCAAAGCCCGATTGTTAAGGCAAACCTAGAAAAAGAGCTTTTGGATTCAAGGGTGAGGATGATGCAGTATCTTCAGCCAGTGGCAAAGAGCAATGCTGAGAGAGTGATTAACCAACATTTGATCCAATATGGAGTAATGCCTGAAGAGGCGGGGACATTACCTGACGATATTAGAAAAAAACTAGCTACTCTTCCTGATGGGAGAATGGTTCCCGTTGGATCAGAGAAAAACGCGAATAAGGGCTCAGATGTTACCTATAGAAGAAACGTCCTTAGAAGTAACATTAAACGACTTAAGGAGATAGTTACCGCAGCTGGGACTTTTGAACTAACTGGTCCCGCCGAGCCTATGATGGAAGCCTTGATTAACGATATCGCGACCGATTACGCAAAAATGGTTGATCCTGAGTCTATTGCAAGGCCATCAGAGGTGGAGATGGCAAAGGCTTCATTCTTTAAGCCCGGAAGCTTAACGACACAAAACAAAACAGCGATTCAATCGCTAGATGCTTTTGAGCAAAACGCTGATAAAAGGGCCCTTGAGCAATACTCGGCAATCGGAGTGCCTAAGCATTTTATGCAAAGCTTTACCGCTCCAAGCAAAGAACAAATGATGCAGCAATGGGCCACAACTAACATGAATTCTCCAGATCCAAAGGTTAGACAAAAGGCTCAAGCAGTTATGAAAAAACTAGGTGGGCAGTGAGCGAAGAGATAGACAAAGAAAAAAGCAAGATAGCCATCGACTATGAGCCCATCTTTAAAGAGTCAAGAGAGGGCCTAGATAGGTATTTAGGCCAAGGGACCTTCAAAGATACCGGGCGGAAGTCAGAGGGCTACGGTGAGGCTATAGACTCGATTACTGGCGCCCCAGCAAGGACTCTTATTCAAGAGGCTCAGCGTGGGAATTTATCTTGGGATGCAGTTAAGAGGGTTTTTAGTCAAATAGGGGCTGATCCAAAAACAGCGCCTACTGGTTATGATATTGCATCTGAGATGACTGATGACCCATGGCTTGGAACTCTTCTCGCCACAGCGATTGATTTTGGTGTTCAGCTTCCAGGTGCGAAACATATTTCTCCTGGCGTGATTGGTGAGATTAGGGGGGTTAAGAATATTAACTCTAAGATTGCCGATGCAGTTGAGGCATTTGCTCAAAGGGGTAAGTCCGCACTATCTACTGAAACCAAGATTGCGCAAATGCATGGCAAGACTGGTGAGGTGAGGCTTTTTCCTGGTGAGAGCCAGCCCCTTTTAGAAACAAAAGTTGGCGAAAAACGGTTTGTTCCGACTACAAAAAAAGATGGCCCAAGATTTTGGCATAGCACAGATGATCACAGCTATACCGATGAGGCTAAAAATCAACTAGATCGCTTTGTAAATCGATTTGGAGAGCTTTCGGGGCAAGCGATTGGCGCGCTAAAAGGTGCTGTAAAAAATGGCCCAGATCATTTGCCATATGTTGGGCATGATGTACATGGTGAACCTGGCTTTAGGTCCACTCCGGTGCCAAATTTCTCCCTCAAGCCCAAGGGGGTTATTGGAGAGCCGAGAATTCAAGGCATGTCGGCGAAAGAGGCAGATCCACTTTCATGGATGGATGACAAATTTGGGGCCACCAAACAGCTTTTACTTAGACATAAGTCAATTGATATGCCCGCTCAGATCAACACGTCCAGCGACCTAATCGCAAAAAAAGACTACATGAAACTAATCCCAAGAGGGTCGACAGTTAACTTTTATATGCTATCTCCTAACGAGCATCTTAATAGAATCTTATTTCCAGGAAACGCCTCACAAAAGAGAATTGAGCGCGCCGCCCAGGAATTGGAAAAATACGGATTTAAAGTAAATCGTGTTTATCCAAAATCAGCCGAAGAACTTATCTCATCATCGGAAAAGGCTTACGGCCATAACATTGAAAAACAGACAGGCTCCCTTCGAGAAGACCTGGTTAAAAAACTAAATAACGAAATGTCGCTCGGCTATCCTGACAATTACGCCCATGGTGGGACAGTTGTTCCGGGCTACGCGAATGGTGGGGTTGCTGCTGGAATAAATATGCTTCCATCTGAAGCAGATGTTGACTCTTTCCTGTCTCAACCCACGCAAGGCGGCGCGATGCCGTCAATGGGTGAGGTTGATCAATGGCTTCAAGAAGACAGATTCTCTGGCATTGGTGGACAGGCGCTGGCGGGGCTTACTGGGGCCGCGGCTGGGCTTACGCTTGGTGCCTCAAATGTTCTCCTCACTAAATCAGGCGCGGTTAGTCCTGAAACATTATCTCAACTCGAAGAAGAGCCAGCATACTTAGCTGGAGAGATTGCCTCAGCCTTTGCCCCAACTGGAGCGGCAAGCCTTATTGGGAAAGCCGGAAAGGCTACGTATCAGGGGTTAAAGGCTCTAGGTGCTTTAAAGAAAGCCGATAAGGTCACCAAACTCACAGCCAAGGTCCTCGCTCATGGTGCGGGAAGCGCTGTTGAAGGGGCTCTTTATGCGGGCACCGCAAACACACTAAATGAATACGCTTTAGGTGATCCTGATCTTAATGCTGAAAAGATTTTAAGTAACTATGGTCATGGGGCTATTTTTGGGGGGCTTCTAGGTTCAGGCATTAAGGCTGCGGCGATTGGCGCTCCTCCAGCATTGAGAGCTGCAAAAGATGCGATTACAAAGATTAAAAATCTCGCTGTTGGATCTGGGTACGGAGAAAAATCCTTGGCTACGAGAGCCCTTGGAGCAATAGGGGCTGAGGAAAAAACCATTGATGCTTTTCTTCATAGAGCAATGAAGCATGACCCAGAAGATAGGCTTTCTGCGCTTAAAGATGCGACTGATAACTTAAATGCTCTCAACAACAACATTCAAACCACAGTTAAGGATCTGAATTCAAGCATTCGTCCCGCTGAGGCAGATGCGCTTATTGGTTCAGCCAACAAACAAAAAGTTCTGTTTGCGACTCAAGACGTGATTGATGAGATGAATAAGGTCCATGCGCTTTTTGAGTCAAGGCCTGCGATGTATTCAAAAACAGCCGCAGCAGTTGTTGAGGATATAAGGGATGATCTAGTTGGCCAACTAAAGAGTGATAAGCCAATTGATAGATTTAAGGCGCTAAGGTTTTCTAAACAAAAATTGCAGTCAATTGGTTGGGGCACTCCAACTGAGCAAACAATATTAACTAAGCCAGTGATTAAAGAACTTTCCTCTTTCGTAGATGCTAGGCTTTCAAATCCTGATATTTTTGGAATGGCTGGGGCAAGTCTTCACCAACACGATGATCTTTTAAGCAAGATGTATAACTTTATCCCGCCAAAGGGAAAGCGTGGAAATGAACAGGCAAGAGAATTTAAAAAGCTCTTTCTAACTGCTGATAACAAGTTTGATCAGGGAAAGATGGAGAGATTTTTAAAAGTGTCTGAAACTCCAAAGGGAGAGCGGGCCAAGGAGCTACTTAACAATTGGTTTGAACTTCAAAAAATTCTCCCCGATCACTTAGAAAACACATACGCCAATGTTCCTAACACGCTTTGGGATAAAGCCAAGCTTAACGAGCTAAGGTCCTCGCTTGCGCATACAAGTGACAATATTGAAGAGACTCAGGTTCTTTACGAAAAATCTCTTGCAGCACAAAAGGGGGAAAGGCTTGGAGTTAAAGAGCTTTTGCTTGGTGGTGTTGGCGCCTACAATCCTCTTGTTGCTGGAGGAATTTTACTTGGCGACATGGCACTAAAGCCGATTGAGTATATAAATAAACTCTCAACTATTGAGCGGGCCATTGGCAAAACAACTGAGGCCATAGAAAAAGGCTCTAAGGCGATCTTTTCTCCCTCCCTAAAAACTCTTGGAAAAACCAAGGGGCCTCTAACTAGAGAGTCAACCAAGGAAGAGGTTGAGGATTATAAACAATTTCGGGATGATTTGTCGAGTCTACATGGAAACCCCATGATGATGATGGATAGCTTAAGTGGTGCAACAGAGGAGCTCTTTGCTATCGCCCCAGCTACAGCCGAGGGTCTACAAAGAAGCCTCATGAATGCTAATCAATTCTTGGCATCAAAGCTTCCAAGTACGATGGAAATAAATCCGTTTGATGAAGAAATGGAGCCATCCGCATCTGAGGTTTCTGCCTTTAATCGCTACCGGAATATTATAGAAGAGCCAACCCTCGCTCTAGACCAGATCGCAGACGGAACACTAATGCCTGAGACGATTGAAACCTTGGCCACTGTTTATCCTGGGCTGTACAATCAAATGAAGGCAGAGCTTTTAAACCAAGCCACGACTATGCTTGGGAAAAAGGAAAAGATCCCTTATCAGACAAAGCTTATGATCAGCATGTTTTTAGGTCAGCCGGTTGAGACATCCTTATCATTAGAGTCAATCCTATCCAATCAAATGGCCTTTGCTCAGGTCAACGCTCAAGAGGCTCAAGGCCAAGTGGCTTTTCAGGGAAAACCCTCAAAGGCGGGGATGGGAAAGATTACTTTGGGCAAGCGCTCAGAGTTAGATAGAGGAAGGATGGAGTCGTGATGCATCGCCTGAGAAAAATAAAGGGCTGGCCCAAAAGGCCTAAACCCAAGAGGGGCCACTCATGACAAAAGAAGTAACGCATCAGTTCAATATTCTTGGCAGCACTTCCGTAAGTGGCAACACAACTACAACGTGCTCGATCTCTGGAACTATCTATAGGGATAGCATTTGTTATCAGGTTAATATTTCTGGAAATCCAGCCGGCTACGTTGAGGTAGACGGATCTGCTGATTATAGCCCCGGATACCCTCAGGGCCCTCAGGGGACAGGCGTAGCTAGAAGTGGAAACTGGGTAACAATGGCTTCTGTGTCTGTTATTGGATCAGTAACCCCTATGGTCTTTGATGTCACGCCTACGTCTTTACCTTGGACTAGGTGTAATTTCGTTTGTTCAACCGGATCTGGCGTTATCGATATGTGGACCGCGGCGAAATCATACTAAAAGGGGATATTTAAGTGAGTGGCTTGTATCTGAAATATCCTAAAAGTGGCGGTACGGCCGACGGAGTTGGTGTAACGAGTATTGCCACGTTTGGAGTAACTCCAAATCCTGCTGGTGGGACGATATCAAGTGATAGTTCAACGCTTACTCTCCAACCAGCAAACCTTACAAATCCAGGCGGAGTCTCTACAACCTCGCAAACATTTGCAGGCGTTAAAACTTTCAACTCTGCCCCTATATTCTCATCCGTTACAGCATCTTCTCCTCTTAGAACAGATGCCTCGGGGCAAGTTTCGGTAGGGTCGATAAGTCTGATTAATGAAGTTAGAGATATCATGCCGCTCTCGAGCCTTGGGTCGATCAGCCTTGAGACCGCGGTAATTGGCTCTTTGAGCTTGGCTCGTCAAGTTAGAGATACTTTGCCCCTGTCTTACATTGGCAGTATCAGCCTAACGAGCGCTGTTGTTGGGTCATTAAGTCTCGCCAATCAGGTAAAAGACATTCTTCCTCTATCCATGATAGGCAGCATCAGCCTCGCCACAGCGACTGTTGCATCCCTATCTCTTACAAATCAGGTGACTGGTGTTTTGCCGCTGGCAAATGGTGGAACCGCTACAAGCTCAGCGTTTACAGAGGGCTCTGTGATATTTGCTGGGCCTGGCGGGGTTTATGCTCAAGATAACACGGGTTTTTTCTTTGACGCTGCAAACGATCGGCTGGGCGTTGGCTTGGCCTCGCCCTCGTTTCAATTTCATGTTTCTAAATCACAGGACGCCTCTACTCAATTTGTTTTTCTTAACCCTGGCTCTGGCAGTAACTCTCGGGCGTGGGGGTTGTTTGGGACAGACTCTTCAACCAACAACATGGGCTTTGGTTGGAGCAATGGCACGTTCAATATCGGAGCAGGTTACGAGATGCTTGCGGCCAACACGGGGTGGGTGTTTGGCAATACCAATGCTGATGGGATTACGCTCCTTGCGGCCAAATCTACTGGATTTGTTAGGTTTGCGACTGGCGGATTTGCCTCAGCAAATGAGCGGGTGCGTATTGATAGCGCTGGTAACTTTGGAATAGCCACTACGGGGCCAACCGCAGTCCTTCACGTTGTTGGCTCTGCCCTTATCAGCGCAGGGCTTAGCGTCCCCGCTGGTCAATCTTCCATAATGGGGCGTCTTGGCGTTGGGATTGCGGCTCCGACCGCTCAACTTCACGTTGTTGGATCTTCAATACTAAGCGCAGGCATTGCGGTGGGGCCTGGCATATCTAAGTTTGCAGATGACGTTAAAATGTCACTAGCAACAATTGGTTCCGTTACTCATACATCTTCAACTGACGGGGCTGCATATACATTAACCTGGCCTGGCGCCCAGGGCGGGGCAAACACGGTTCCCACTAACGACGGGAGCGGGAATTTAGCCTGGACATCAGCGACTGGCCTGGCAAACCCCATGACCACGCTTGGGGACATGATTATAGGCACCACAAGCGGCACGGCTGCACGGCTTGCCGTTGGGTCTACTGGGTATACCCTTGTTTCAAACCCAAGCTCTCCAACGGTTGTGGCGTGGCAGAATGAGACTAGCCCGACCGACTTAAAGAACATTGGTCTCGCACCCACAGTTACTGGCGGGACGCTTGTAATTTCGATGGTTGGCCAAGAGAATGTCGGGTTTTCGGCCTCCTCGCCTGGCGTGATTACGTTTCGAAGCGGCACCAACTCTGTTGGTTCGACGTTCAGGCGAATGGTCACGACTGGGTCTGTCTTTATGACTCTTTCCGCCGGGTCCAATCTTGGCGTAATTGGGAGCGCTACGGATAGGTTCTGGGTATATGCGTCTGATGACCTTGGAACGGTTCGCCTTGCCACATCGAGGGTGAAGAAAGACGAGTCTGGGGTTTGTTCTATTTCCCTCGAGTCTGCGGTTGTTAACTATGACGTAAACGACCATGTTTGGGCGACTACGACAACGGGCATGCAAAACGGCATGGCCATGAGTTTAACTACCACCCAGCAGCTCGCTACTGCGTATGCCACAAACGTAATTTACTATACGACAATGCTTGGAACCGCATCCTTTAGGCTTGCCGCCTCGCCCGGTGGAACAGTTGTTGGCTCTGGTTCTGTTGGGTCTGGCTCTATGGGTGTTCACACTTTCCACGCTCAGCATGCTGGTCTTGTTACAAGCTCAGCTACTGGAGGATCCGGCGGGCTTCCGATACGCCTTATCGGGACGATAGTTGTTCCTCCCTCGCTTACAATAAACGGAAGCTTTTCTTCTACGACGGTTATCTCTGCGGGTGGATACAATCAGCCTCAATATAGTTTGGCTCCAACAATAACGACCCTCAGCTCTGGCTCTGGCACATACTTTCCCCCGGTCAATGCTAAGTGGCTTAAGGTCATCAATATAGCGG